CACATACATGTCAGAGTTCGGTATAACCTTGGTGGCGATCAGTGCATCCCTGTAATCGTCCATCCAGTTCAAGAGCGTGAACAATCCTTCCCGCGTTCCCTCGCGTATGAGTGACATATCAAAGTCCTCGGGGTTGGCCTCAACCCGGTCAATGAAGCCGGGTTGCCGCACGCCATCCTCATACACGGAGAAAAGCGCCTGGACGTTAAACTGCTGGCCGAATACCTTTTGCCGGTGGACCTTGTTGTAGGTATCAAACCTCTTGTCCTCCATGTACTTGCCCATGGAGTTGTCCAGCAAAAGGGTTATGCTGGGGGCGACGCTGGGCGGGTTGACACCCGCTATGGACCTGTCCTGCTCCGCACGCATCGGCATGAAGTTCAGGAAGATGCTCGGCTCCCGCTTGTCCAGGTATTTTGTAATATCCTGATTGGGGGGCGGGGTTTTCATCTTCCTGCCCTTGCAGCAGGCGTTATAGGTCCACTCTTGCAGCGTGACCAATCGTTCAGCCGTTCTCATAGGCGACCTCCTTCGGGAAACTGGTTGACAGCACGATGCCCAGCATACCCATGTCGTTTTGCACCTGTAGGATTTTCATGTGGATGCCGTCAAAAAAGCCGTGGTCATTCGGTATGGGGTAACGATCCGGCCAGTCCTCAACGGGCACATAGACCATCGTTTCCCGCGTATCGTTGTCCCACGACACATCATTGACGTTGTTGTTTTTCCTTTTCAGGGCTTCCTCCTCGTCCGTCACGCAGCGGAACCGCTTGCCGTTCCATGTGTGATAGTCCGCGAAGTGATCCAGTTGCATGAAAACCCTGCGCCGGTCAATGTCAATGCGCTCTTTCAGCGACATCAGGCATCACCCGACTTGCCGCCTTTCTTCGGGGCGGGAGCCTCGGCGGATTTGGGCGTCGCGGGCGCAGGCGCGGGTACGGCGATACCCTGCTCAATCAACCTCGCGCCATAGCTGGGGTCGAAATCCTTCAATTCGCCGGTCTTGATGATCTTGACAATCATGCCTTTTTCTCCTTTCTGCCCTGGCGTTTGCGGGTGGGCTTTTCTTCGGCCTTGGGCGCGGGTTCCTCGGCGGGGGTGATGCTCTCGGCGGCGTCAATTTCCATCGGCGCTACGTCCTCGTATTCTTCCTCCGCTTCATCCTCGGTGTCATCCTCGGATTCCGTCATATCCGTGTTCTCCGCTTCGTCGTCGCCATCAGCGCCGCTTTCAGCGTCCACTTCAACAAATCCCTCGGCCTTTTCCTGCGCTGCCGGAAAGGGCGTTTCTGCCGCTTTGCGGATAGCGCCCTTGCCCAGCAACCATGCCTCCTGTTTGGGAGACATGGGTTCAGTGATAACTTCATCCGGCATGAACATCACGCCGTTGATTCTCACGTAATGTACAGCAATGAACATGCTACATCCTTTCTGTGCCTCACAGCACGGAGCCGATGGACCAGGCGTCCACGTTGAACGGGACGATGGTGGGGCGGCTGGTCAGGCGGGTCTTGATGCTGTTGCCATCCACGGAGCCGATGCGCAGCGGAACCTCCTTCTTGATGTAGGTCTTGTGAACGGCATTCATGCCGTTTTCCTCGACCTGGGTCACGGGGCCGTACAGGCAATTCAGGATTCCCCTTGCGCCCGCAATGATGGTGCCCTTCGGCAGCAGCTTCTGGACGATGCCGCTGTCATCGACGAAGGTGCCGGACAGGGAATACATCTCAACGCCGTCAGAGTTCCAACCGATGAAGCGCACGCCCTGGCCCCTGTACTTGGTGTTGATCTTGCCCATGTCGATGTTCCGTCCATCAAACTGCTTGATGTACTTGGAATTGTCGATCATGGCGCTGGCGCTTTCGGGGTCCATGACGATGATATCCACGTAGCCGCCGCCCTCATAGGTCAGGTCGAACATCTCATGCATATCGTCATCGATTTTGGCTCCGGCCTGATCCCAGGCGGTGTCCGGCGTGTAGTTGTTGGTGAAGCCGTAATCGGCAATCAGGGTGGTTTCCAGGTCGCGGCCCTCGTTGGTGTAGCGGAACACGGACAGCTTGCCGGTCAGCAACACCTGGCGGGACATCCACTCGATGCGGCGCTGGATGGCCCGGCGCATTTCGATGATGTCCTTGGCGATCATCCTGCGTTCGCGCTCCTGCGGCGTCATAGCGCCCAGCACGCGCTCACTGAACATGCGGCCCTTCAGGTCGTTGTTCTCGATGATGCGCTCCGGGGCAATGGTGCAGAAGCCGATCTCGCGGGTTTCAAAGCCCGTGCGCAGCATGGGAACGCCGCCCGTGCCATCCGTCACAACGGGGGCCATGACCCGGTTGCCCTTGCGAAAGTCGTAGATAGCCCGGTCATCCTCAACCGTGCCGCCATCACGGCAAAAGGTGTCATGCAGGAAAGAGTATTCGCGGGGCAGCTTTTCGATGGCGGCAAGCTGTGCCCTGGTGTCGTAGAGCAGATTCATGTTGTTTTATCCTCCTTTCGATCAGGCCCACACGGCGTACAGCGTCAGGTCGGCGTCTGCGGTGTAGCTGGCGGCGGCGGCGTAGTCGGTGCCGGAGCCGTCCGCCTTGGTGTTCCACTTGCTGAACGACTTTGTGGCGGGGGCGGTGAAGCCGGTTCCGTCCGCGCCGCTGTTTCCGAGAATGGTGTAGCTGGAGCCGTGCAGCGCGTTCTTGACCACATTCTCCTCAGCGGGGGAAGCGCCGTTGTTGGCGATATAGGTAATGACAGCGGAGCCATTGTCGAATCCGCTGGCATTGTCGGCCATGTCGAACACAATGCCCTCCAGCCGCAGCACAACCTTGTGCGCCTCGGTCACAGCGGTCAAAGTGCCGCTGTTGTCGTACTTCACGCGCCCGTTGATGAAGCGGCCAGCGCGATAGGCGGCGGCGTCCTCGGCAACGGCAGGATTGGCGTCGGTGTCAACATCCACGTTCAGGATGGCAAGCTGGTTGCTGGTGCTGATATTCGCGCTGGCGGCAGGCGACCACATGCCGTTGTTCTCACGGAACATGACAGTGCCGCGCTTGATAACGCCCTTGCCGGGGGTGCAGGGGATGGCGATAATGTCCGCGCCCTGGGGGTCGGACAGCAGATGATCGGGGTTGCTCGTACCCACGACTCCGTAAAGTGCGCTCATGGTATTGTCCTCCTTCTCAAATTAGTACATGGTTCCGCCCATGCCGTCGTAGAAACCGGCAGCGGCGTTGGCAAAGGCGTCAGCGTAATCGTTGATCTCCTTCTCCTCGGCCTTCTGCTTGGTCTGGGTGTCGGTGTCCTCGGCAGCTCCGCCCTTCACGTCCTCGGTGGGGGCCAGTTCTTCCTTGCGCTGCTGGAGGAACTTCTTGCCCTTCTCGCGCTGGGCCTTGACGATCTGCTTCTGGAAGTCCAGCGCAGAAGTGCCATCGGCCTTGGCCGTCGCGGCCATTTCCTCATAGCCCTGCATCGTCAGATCGTCGATGTCCTGGATGCGCTGACGCTCTGCGGCGACGGCATCCTGCGCAATCTGATTCGCAACAGCCGGGTTCTCCGCAAAGAGTTCTTCCCTGGTAATGTCCTTGATCTCCTTTTCCATCTTGGGTTTACCCTCCTTGTCCTGGATTGTATTTTCAGTCGGATTCCCGGCAACAGGGTTTCCGTTACTGACAGCTTTGATAAGAGCCTCCTTGAAGCGTTCTCCCACGTCGGGAGGCAAGACCAATTCAGTCCCTTCGTCATGCGGGATGAACAGTCCCTTGTCGTCCAGTGTGCCGCCTTTCTCAAGCGGCGCGTCCTTGCGTACCGTGATCGCTTTCGGCACAGCCTTGTAAAGATGCTGCATGACCTCCATCTGCTGCGCCGTAACGCAGGCGGCGGCGGGCATGGCCTTGGTTTCGCCGGATTTCAGCAGCTTGTCGCAGAAGCCATACTTAACGGCGTCCTCTGCGGTAAACCATGTCTCGGCGTCCATCCACTCTTTGATCTGCTCGTCAGACTGGCCGGACTTTTCCGCGTAAAAGGCGCGGGAAGTCCTTTCGATCTGCCGCAGATGTTCGATGTCTTTTTCAAGGTCGTTGGCGTTGCCCCAGGTGATGAGCCAGGGGTTGTGAATCATGTACTCGGAACCTTCGGCAATCTCCACCACAGCCCCGCTGATTGTCGCAATGTCCGTGGCAGCGCTGGCACAAAGGCCCTCAATGCGGATCGTGATGCTCTCAAAACCGGCGTTTGCCAGTATGGACCGCATGGCGACGGCCTGGGTGCAGACGCCACCGGGGGAATTGA